TGATTTACCGAAACCAGCTAGTTCAATTTCGATTGGCGCATCCTTTCGTGAAAGATGAGTTAGTCGGCTAACTGGTTTCGGTAATGCCCCTCTTGCGAAGGGCTTACTTTTGCTGGTACTTCCAGCTTTCCGAGTTTTTAAAGAGTGCTTGCTACAACTGCGGCTGGATTCCTAGCTCGGTGAGCGGTGATCCGGGCTGTTACACCCTGCTGGCTGGTTGTTTGTTTCGATGACTCATTAAACCATAGGTTGATAAATATATCAAGCACAAGTTGATTTTTTTGATATGATTCGTCCATGTCGCCTGGTAAGCGATACGAGTGATTAGGCAGAGATTGGAGAAAGTCCAGTCCGCGCTTCAGTTCCTAATCACTGAATGCGTGACCAAGCTGCCAATGACTTAAAGTTACCTAAGCCCTGGACAGCGAAAGCTCTCTGGGGCTTTTCATTGGCGCGTTACTAGTGCTAGGACTCCTGCTTAACCGGAGCTAGTAAGGCAACATCGGGCAAGTATGTTGCGGCGCTGAATGGGCTTGATTGTTGTCGCGGACTCAGCGGCAGGGCAATCAAGGCAAGTCTTACTGTGGGTTTAGCATCTGTAACAGGACAATGGGCGGCGAAGTCAGCACCCATGATGCGAAAGGCTGATGAACCAATCAAAGTGACCGACGGGCGACGGAACCTAAGTCTTGAGATTGCAAAGGATCATACCTTCTTCTAGGTATGGCTAACCTTGCTCTCTCGGGGCGATAGGTAAGTAATAGATAGTAAATAGGCAGAATTTCGTGAATTACTGCCTTAGTGATAAATCCTATTGGTCATACTCTTGCTGTGCGGTAGTCCGTCAGCCGGTAGATTGTGGCGTTTGCTTGGCTGGCATTTCGGCTACTAACTGGCGTGCTTCTTTGACCAACATGCCAAGCCTTGCCAAATCAAGCTGGCCGGCGAGCTGAGTTAAATCGGCCATCCATTTATCGCGTTCCGTGGTTGGTTTAATAACTGTTACGGTCAACGGCAAAACAGGCGTGTTTTTTTCGTCTATCACATTGCCAAGATACGGCGCACCTTCACTGCCAAGCAGATCAACAAGAAGAAAAAAATTCTCACGGGAAATCTTGCCGGTCTTTACCCACTTAGATACGGCATTGCTGGATACGCTCATTTTTTCAGCAATCCAGTCCTGCGTAACCTTAAGGTCGCGCTTGCGGTTCGTTATGTATATGCCAAGTTCCGATTTCATAGACGAATCCTCGTCTAAATAAATCAACTTCGGAATAGACCAGGGGTTGATTAAAATATCAACCTGTGGTTTAATTGTTCGCATGAAAGCCATATCAAAAGCCATCCAAGAAGTAGGAGCAAAAGCCATTGCAGACGCATGCGGCGGTATCTCTGTCCAGGCAGTTCATAAATGGGCTGATGGGAATGTTCCTGCTGATCGTTGCCCGACCATTGAACGACTGACTGGCGGCGTTGTTAGTTGCGAAGAACTTCGCCCTGACGTTGATTGGGCTTATCTCCGTGGAACAAATAGCAAGGCAGTTTGCAATGGCTGAAAAGCTAACCGAAGAAATGACCGTAAAGCTATCCGCAACCGGCAAGCGGTTTGTATCTGTACGTGCAAAGCAAATGGGGTTCGAGTCTGGTGCTGAGTACATGAGACACCTTCTTTCAGTAGATCAGGAAAAAGCAGCTTCCGATTTCAATCTACTGGCAGAGGCACTAGGTCACAACGTAATCAAAGAAACCTTGGGAAACCAAGTCGATAAGTCTGCGGCGTAATGCAGGCAAAGAAAAACCCGCTTCACAGGACGGCAATCCTCGGCGGGTTTGAATGCAACGAGGGAATTATGACTGAAATAGTAACTTGTAGCAAACCTGAGATAAGCGCCGGCCCTCCCGGTGGGTACTTGTCTTTCATTTCTGCAAAGCGCCACACGCTCGGCAATCATGGGTTTGAGGCTTCTTGGATTCCTGAAGGTGCTTTTGACTTTCAAGAGTGGATTATCCGCAAGGCTGTGAAGAAAGGTCGTATCGGCGTGTTTGCTGATACAGGTCTTGGCAAGACGCTAATCCAGCTCTCTATCGCAGAGAACGTCATTAGAAAGACCAACAAGCGGGTATTGATTCTTACGCCGCTGGCTGTTGCCTTTCAGTTTATTCAAGAAGCAAACCGCATCGGGATTGATGACATAGAGCATATCCGCGACGGTTCGCACATGACAAAGAAAATAGTCGTGTGTAACTACGAACGACTGCACCTTTTAAACCCGGATGATTTTGAGTGTGTGATGTTGGACGAGTCGAGCATTCTTAAGAACTTTGCCGGAAAAACGCGGGATCTGATTGTCTCGTTCATCAAGAAAATACCGTATCGGTTTCTATCAACTGCTACACCTTCGCCTAATGACTTTATCGAACTAGGCAATAGCTCAGAGGCACTTGGTTACATGGGTTACATGGACATGCTGACCAAGTTCTTTAAATCGAATCAGGGAAGCGTTGATAGCAACAACCGGAACATAGGCGAGAAGTTTTACCTTAAGCCACATGCAGAGCGTGATTTCTTCGCCTGGGTGAATCAGTGGTCGGTAATGATTAAGAAACCGTCTGACATTGGTTTCTCTGACGACCGTTACAACCTACCTGAGTTAAAGGTTAATCAGCATCTAGTGCATAACTCGAATACGTGGTGCATTGATGGTCAGACTTCATTGTTTGCCATGCCAGCTAAAACAATGACCGAAGTACGCGAAGAGCAAAAACTAACCGTCAAAGAGCGTTGTGAAAAAGGCGTTCAATTAGCGGAAGGAAAAACCTCTGTTTATTGGTGCAACCTGAACGAAGAAAGCTCTTTGCTGAAACAGTTGGATCGTGACGCGGTAGAGATTATTGGCGGAATGTCTATCGACCAGAAAGAGGAAATTCTAGTCTCTTTTGCTAAAGGCGAAATTAGCCGACTGATTACCAAAGCAAAGATGACATCAATGGGGTTGAACTGGCAGCACTGCAACCATACGGTATTTTTCCCGACATGGAGTTATGAGCAGTATTACCAAGCGATTCGTAGGTTTTGGCGCTTTGGTCAAAAGAATGAAGTCGTTTGCGACATGGTTATATCCGATGGTCAAGAGCGGGTTATTGAAGCGCTTAATCAAAAGATGGGTAAAGCCATTGAGCTATACGGAAATCTTGTCTCTTCCGCAAACCGTGATTTCACCATGAAGACAAGAGAATTCAACCAATACGCAAAAATGCCGGAGTTTCTGCAATGAACACTAAAGACCAAGTAGTTAATCAATCCTACGCAATTTACAACAGTGATTGCATGGAAGTATTGCCAACACTTCCGAGTGAGTCTATCGACCTATCAATTTATAGCCCTCCTTTTGCTGGCCTTTACAACTATTCATCAAGTGAGCGCGATTTCTCCAACTGCGATAGCCGGGAACAATTCCTTGCTCAATACGATTTCCTCGTTTCTGAAATAGCCAGAGTAACAAAGCCAGGACGTATTACTGCGGTTCATTGTACGGACGTATTCGATAACTCTTGCCGCCTATGGGATTTCCCGAATGAGATTATCCGCATCCATGAGAAGTATGGCTTTCAGTACCGTAACCGGATAACCATCTGGAAAGAGCCGCTTAAAGTTCGTATGAGAACGATGGTCAAAAGCCTAATGCACAAGTTGATCGTCGAAGATTCAACGCAGTGCTTTACGGCCATGCCTGATTACGTTTTGATCCTTACCAAGAAAGGCGAAAACGCTGTACCTGTAACGCATCCTGAAGGGCTTAAGCGTTACTTTGGTGATACGCCTATCCTACCTAACATTTTGCAGGCTTGGAACAACGCAAACGGCACAAAGATAACCGCTGAAGAACTATGGGATCGGCTTAAAACATCATTCACGGATCACGATGACCCAAAGAGTAACAAGCTGTCGCATTACATCTGGCAGCGGTACGCATCTAGCGTTTGGGATGATATTCGTATTGAGAACGTCTTACCGTTCCGCGATAGCAAAGAAGAGGATGACGAAAAGCACGTACATCCGTTGCAGCTTGACGTAATTGATCGGCTTGTCGAGCTATACAGCAACCCCGGTGAAGTTGTGCTTACGCCTTTTATGGGTGTTGGCAGTGAAGTGTTTAGCCCGGTTTCGCTCGGACGGAAAGCAATCGGCATTGAGCTAAAAGACAGCTACTTTAAACAGGCAAAGATAAATTTATCACTTGCAAGCGGTCGATTTAATGACGAATCAAGCCCGAAGCAGGTTGATCTATTTGCCGAGGCCGCATGATGGAAAACTATCAAGAAATCACTAGCGGCGAAGAATTCACGCACGACTTTAGCGAATGGCTTGCTGCAAACATGCCGATTTATCGTGAGTTTGAGCGCCAAGCCATGCTTATTGCTTCCCGGCGTGATCGCTACTCAGCCAGGACTATTGCGGAAGGAATCAGGCATAACTCTGTTCTATCTGAACAGGGAAGCCAATGGAAGATCAATAACAACCGAATCCCGGATGTGGCGCGTTTGTTTTCTGTTTTGCATCCTGAGCATGAAGGGTTCTTTCAGTTACGTGATTCTGACGCACGCTTGGGGTTAGCAGCATGAAATTCGACGCCTTTCAATATCTCTTATTGGCTGGCGTTGAAGAACAGATCGCCTCTGATTGGTTGGCACTTCGCAAGTCAAAGAAGGCGCCTCCAACTCAGACGGCTATCAACGCCATCGTAAAGCAATCAAACCTTGCTGGAATGACACTAAACGAAACCCTAGAAGCCTGTTGCATGAATGGATGGCAGGGCTTCAAAGCTGAATGGGTAACGCCTAAAAAGTCATTTATTGACAAAAAAGCCAGCACGTTAAACCAACTCACAGGGCGAACAGCTGATGTTATCGACTTCAATCAAATGAGGTTGATAAATGCTGCCTGAATCTTGGATAAATCGCCTGTTTTCACACTTTGAAGCTCTCTATGGCTCCAAGTTTGCAAACCTATGGCAAGGCACTGACATTGCTAACGTTAAACGCCTATGGGCTGAAAAGCTATCAGGCTTCGAGGATAAGCCAAAGGCTATCAAGCTGGCCTTGGATGCTTTGGACGAAAGACCATACCCGCCGACGCTTCCCGAATTCCTGACGCTATGCCGCACCGCAGCAAGACGGATTGGCACAGATACACCGCCAATGCTTGAGCATAAATTCACTGAAGAAGAAATGCAGCGCAACCGGGAAAGGCTGGCGCGAATGATTGCCGGACTTGGCAAGGTGCATCAATGAGCGCACTAGACGCACTAGCCAAACTCCAAGACGCTCGGCAAAAGAAAGAAGCCAAGAAAAGCGAAGTCAAGCTATCTGATTATGACCGTGGAAACCTTCAGATATGGCTCGCCGGAAGGATGGCCGATGGTTGGACTTCAGAGGATAGGAAAGAGTATTTAGACGCTTGCAAAGATGAGTTTGCAAACCCTGTTGCGGGTGGAGTTGAGGCCGCTTGTGCTTTCTGGAAGTCAAAAAGATGAATGACGAACAGAAAGAACGATATGAAGAACGTGCAGGAATACTTGAATACTGCGCTGTCCTTCCTCGCGTCAAAGCAGAAGCCCTAGCAAGGGCAGAAGTAGAAACCTACCGACTCCATAGGGAGAAGGTCGATAGCGACAAGGTGAATTCATGAGCGTTTGCCCTACATGCGGCCAGCGTAAGCGCAGAAGCCTCCCGCAGAACTCAATCAGCCATGCTTGGTATCAGGACATGGCAAAGGCTTGCCGCGAGGATGACGCTAAAGGCTGGAAGCGTTATTGCAAGCTACACCACGGCATTCCAATTCTCAGGGCAGAGGATGAGGAATTCAAATACATCTACGACAACTCAATTCGCAAGATGAGTTACGAGCAAAAGCTGATGGCGATGGATTTCCTTCCGGTTACTTCTCTGATGAATACAGAGCAGTTATCGAAATACCTTGAATCTGTTCAGGCTGATTTTATAAAGCGCGGCTTATCTCTGGAGTTTCCAGATGGCACCTAAGCCAAAAACCTGCAAATACTGCAAACAGAAATTCATTCCTGAACGGCCTAAAGCTATTTGTTGCAGTCCGGATTGCGCATACGACTATGGACTGAAGGTTAAAAGCCGCGCAGAGGCAATACAAAGCGCACAGGATCGCAAAACGATCAAGCTCCGGATAGATGCTATCAAACCGTTAAGTTATTGGGCTGATAAGGCTCAGAAGGCGGTTAATGCTTTTATTCGCGCAAGGGATGAAGGACAGCCCTGTATCAGTTGCGGAAGGCATCACGCTGGAAAGGTGAATGCAGGACATTATCGGAGTAGGGGAGCAATGGCTGCGCTTCGATACCATCACGACAATATTCACCTTCAATGCGAACCGTGTAACACAGCAAAGAGCGGCAACCAACTGGAATACCGAATCCGGTTGATAAAGAAAATTGGCATTGAAAAGGTGGAATGGTTAGAAGGCAATCACCTTGCGCCGCACTGGAAGAAAGACGATTACTTACGGATTGAAGCAGAGCATAAACAACTGTTAAAGGAATTGAAGAATGGATATTGAGCGCGATAACTCTGGTGATGAATGCGATAGGGCCGATTATTTCATTGAGTCAGTAATAGATGACCACGTAAAGGAAGCAATGCGGAAAGCCGCTGAGATTCCGCAGGGCAATCCTGGTGAATGCTCTCTTTGCGGGGAGTGGTCAGGAAGGCTAGTCAATGAAGCATGTTCGCCATGTCGTGATCGCTACGGAGTTTGAAATGGGAAGAAAACGCACCATCGGCCAAATCATCCGCAACAAAGCAAGAGAGCGTTCTATCACCGTTGCTGAGATAGTCAGAGAGACAGGCGCTAAACCTAACACCGTTCGCGTCGTACTGAATCAAGCAGCTATTCGGGGAGAGATACAGATAACACGCTTCTACCTAGGACATTCAGCAAGAGCTATTAAAGCGATTAGTCACGATGAAGGAATCGAGGCTAGGTTAGATTCATTGATATGTTCGTTATGTGGGAGTGTTGCAAAGTGAGTGAGAAGAATCCAGAAGGAAGGCCAACCAAGTTCAAGCCTGAGTTTGTAAAGCAGGCTTACGAAATGGCTTTGCTCGGTATAACTGACGCACAGATGGCAGCAATCTTCGATGTTACTGAGCAAACATTAAACAACTGGAAGAAAGAGATTCCGGAGTTTTTTGAGTCCTTAAAAGAAGGAAAGCATGGCGCTGATGCGAAAGTTGCTCAGAGCCTATACAAACGCGCAACAGGCTACGAACACAAGGCGGTAAAGATTAGTTCTAATCCGAATGGCGATGAACATGTTACAGAATTCACAGAGCGATTCCCCCCTGACACAACCGCAGCAATATTCTGGCTAAAGAATCGACAGCCTGATATGTGGCGCGATGTTCAACGCAAGGCGATTACTGACACAAGCGGCAATGACATAGAAAGACGAATGGGAGCAGATCATTTGCGCTCTGTCTTGGAGGCTGCGCTTGATGACGCGCCTGAGTGAAACTGCCTTAGTTGCTTCGTACAATCATCTTCTGTCGTATGTTCGCTACCAATTCCCCGGCTACAAGATTGGCAAGCATCACAGACAAATAGCTGATGCACTGATGGCGGTAGAGCGGGGCGAGATAAAGCGGTTAGTAATTCAGGCTCCGGCGCGTCATGGTAAGTCGTTGCTTACCTCTGAATACTTCCCTGCATGGTTCTTGGGGAGAAATCCTGATAAATACATAATGACCGCAACTTACGGCCAAGAGTTAGCTGATGACTTCGGGCGCAAGGTTCGTAATCAAATGCGCTCTGAAGAACATCGGGAAGTGTTTCCAAAATGCAAACTGTCAGAGGATAGTCAGTCTGCATCACGATTCAGCACAGATAGCGGCGGAAGCTATTTTGCTTTAGGTGTAGGAGGTGCAGCAACAGGACGAGGCGCACACTTGCTGGTGATTGATGATCCGATTAAAGGGCGAGAAGAAGCCGATAGCGATACTTACCGCAAGCGTCTGAGAGATTGGTATCTATCAGTTGCTTACACTCGCTTGATGCCTGGTGGCGCAATCATCATCATGAACACGCGCTGGCATGAAGAGGATTTAACCGGATGGGTATTAACTGAACATACGCACGAAAACTGGACAGTTATCGACCTTCCTGCATTGGATGACAAAGGTAACGCGCTCTGGCCTGAACAATACGATGAAGTGGCATTAGCCAGGATCAAGCAAACTATCGGCCAGCGTGAGTGGCAAGCACTGTACATGCAGCGTCCTGCGCCTGATACGGGTGATTACTTCAAGCGGGATTGGTTCAAGTCATACGACAAAGCACCGAAACATCTTCGGATATATGGCGCAAGTGACTACGCTGTAACGGCTGACGGTGGCGACTTCACAGAACATGGAGTTATCGGGATTGATCCCGAAGGCGAGGTTTATCTACTGGACTGGTGGTCAGGCCAAACAACTTCGGACGTATGGATTGAGACTCAACTAGATCTAATCGACAAGTGGAAGCCTCAATGCTGGATAGGCGAATCAGGGCCAATACGTCGAAGCGTAGAGCCGTTCCTTATCAGAAGGATGAAAGAGCGCCGCTCGTTGTGTCGCCTGGAGTGGTTGCCTTCGATACACGATAAGCCAACACGATGCCGGCCATTTCAAGCAATGGCTGCGTCAGGCATGGTCTATCTGCCAACAAAAGAGGATTGGGCGCAGCGTTTGTTACGCCAGTTGCTAACCTTCCCGGTTGGTGTGTTTGATGATGCGGTGGATGTGCTCTCTCTGCTCGGTAGATTCCTCGATCAGATGCGTGATGCGCGTGTTCCAGCAGCGCAACCGATTAAGCCGAAGGTTGGCACATTCGCCCACCTTTTAGAAATGACTGACGAGCGCAAAGAGCCTAGCAAGTACCGTTCTCTTCGCTGATTTATCACGTTCAAACATAGTCCGTATAAACGGGCGCATGGATGAACTACTGCGTGTCTGTCAGGGCTTGAGTGCTACTCGCCCACAAATCAATCTAGAGCAATTACTGGCTCTGGTTGAGCCGTCTGCAACGTTTGAAGCCCATATTCCTGCTGAAACTGGCAGGGATTTTTGGGTATATACAGTGGATGGCAACACGCTGGAAGGCGAGGCGATTGTGGTACGTGCTTCTCTGCCTAACCAAGCGGAAGCAATGGCTCAAGAAGGGCTACACGACACAATCAAAGCAGCTAACAAGTTCAATGCGAATACAGGCTTACAAGCCGAAGTGGAAGTGCGAGGCGTTGAATGAGCTATACCGAAGAAGACAAGCAGGATGATGACGTATCGGATCAGTCCAAAGCACTCGCTAAACAGTGGGGCAAGCGACTCGACAAGGCTTTAAAGCAACGCAAGGACGACAAGGTAGAGAAGCGTTACAAAGAGCTTCGCGCCTATGTCCGTGGTGATGTCGGTGATGATGGCGAGACAGGTTTAGTCCGTACAAACATCATTCACTCCAATTTCGCGGCTATTCTTCCGCAGATTTACGCTAAAAACCCTGAAATCGCCGTTACGCCGAGTGAAAACGTCGGCAATGTCGTTCCTTGGGTTCCGGGCTTCTGCAAAACGCTGCAATCAGTCATTGCGCGTAAGTTCGTTACTGAAGGAAAGCTGAAGAAACGGGCGAAATCGTCAATTCGTTCAGCCATGACTACCGCAACAGGATGGGCGAAAGTCAGTTGGCAGCGTGATGTTCGTACTGATCCGCTCATAGACAACCGTTTGAACGATACGCAGGACAATCTCCAGCGTATTAAGTACCTGATTGATGAAATTAAAGAAGATGATGACTCCCGCTGTGAGTTGGAAGCGAAACAAGGCGAACTAGAGCAGCAACTTCGCCAGCTTCAACAGCAAGCAGAGGTTAAAACTGTCTCCGGTATCGCCATTGACCGCATTCTGACTGAGGATGTGTTTGTCCTGGACGATACGATCTATGATTTCGACCAGTACGACCAAGCAGAAGCCATTGCTCACCGTGTATGGATGACTGAGGAGCAATACGAAGAGACTTTCGGTAAAGATGTACCGAAAACCTCGAATAAGTACGGTGCTGACAAGAAAGAATCCTCTTCAAGTGCTGAAGATGACAAAGTTCTACTTGTGGCAGTGTTTGAGGTATGGAACAAGACCTCTAACACGGTATATACCCTGTGCGCTGGCGCTGATGAATGGGCGCGTGATCCTTACACTCCGCAGACACTAGGGAAACGGTTCTATCCGTTCTTTGCGCTGGCGTTCAATCCGGTAGATGGGCGTGTCGATCCTATCTCCGATGCCGAACTGCTTGTAGAGCTTCAGGACGAGTACAACACTACCCGGACGAACTACGCTGAACACCGTAAAGAGAATCTCCCGGTTCGCGTCTATCGCAAGTCAGGTGATCTGACGGACAAAGACATTGCATCCCTTGCGAATCGCTCTGCTAATCAATGGGTAGGTCTTGAAGGTGATCCTTCGCAGCCGATTGAGAAAGATATTGCGATTCTTCAGAATCCTCCGGTTGATCCGAATACCTACGATGTTCAGCCGATTCTCCGCGATGCTGAAATGGTGCTTGGTGCTGGTGATGCGGCTAAAGGCACGATCAACAAAGCCAAGACTGCTACTGAAGCTGAAATCATGGCGCAGGGGCTTCAATCCCGCGTTGCTGAACGTCAGGACGTTGTTGAAGATTGGATTGGCGAAATGGCTCAGTATGCTGCTGAGTTGTGCCTGCAAGAGATGTCACTCCCTGAAGTCCAACGCATTGCAGGTCAAGATGCTGTTTGGCCTCAGATGGACAAAGAGCAAATCTTTGACCTCGTGAATATCGAAATTCGCGCAGGTTCGGCAGGGCGTCCGAATAAAGCCAAAGAGCGCGAACAGTGGGGTCAGATGCTCCCGCAGATTCAGCAATCAGTTACTCAGATTGCTCAGTTACGCGAACAAGGCCAGAACGATATGGCTGAATCCATGATGAAACTCATGGAAGAAACGCTACGCAGGTTTGACGAGCGCATTGATATTGAATCGTTCATGCCGCAGCGTAAAGAAGGCGAAGAAGCCCCGCAGATTCCTCCTGAAATGCAGCAACAGATGCAGCAAATGCAAATGGGTATGCAGCAGATGCAGGAAGAGAACGCACAGCTTAAGCAAGTGGCTGAAGGTAAGCAGGCTGAAATGCAGATGGCTTCGCAACGTCTTGACTTCGACATGAAGAAAGCTGGTGCAGAGATTGAGGCTAAATCTACTCAGGCTCAACAGGACGCACAGATACGCCTGCAAGAGGCTCAGATCAAAGCGGAAGCTGACATGCAGGCCAAGGTAGCAGTCGCTCAACTTAACGCAGAGCTAGAGCGCGAAAAGATAGCCTCTAACGAGCGTATTGAGTTGGCTAAGTCAATGATGCAAGCCAGTACCCAAGCCAAGCAAATGCAAGTGGAAAGCGCCATAGAAGGCGAACAGCAAGCCTCTGAGGAAAACAACGCAGAAGCCATGAACAACATGGCTGAAATGCTCAAAGCCATGCAGGAGGCTATCGGGCAAATGGGTAATCAGTTCTCACAATCTTTGATGCAGTTCAACGCACCGAAAAGGGTTATTCGTGATCCGATTACCGGCGATATGGTTGGCGTTGAGTCCGTACAGGTGACGATGCAATGAACGACGAACCTGACCTCCGACACCCGCACGGCTGGACTGGCGAAGAACGCCGGGGCATTGACGGCATCACCCTGAAACTTATGACAGAGGTTCGTGTAGCGATGGAAAACCACGAGAAGAAGGAAGAGTCGAAATTCACCGAACTCAAGGCCGAGATTCGGGAGAACCGCGAAGAATCAGATGTTCGCCATGCTGAAGTGCTGAACCGCTTCAACAACATGCAGTCCTCGACCATGACCCTGCTCCAGACCAACAACGCTACGACGAACGAAATCCACAAGATGTTCAAGGAAGCATTCCCTGAAGGTGATGTGCAGGCGCACCGCAAGGCGCATGAGGCTTGGATTGAGAAGGACAAGGCCGACAAAGATTTCTGGGTGAAGCTGAAACTGGAAGTGGTTAAGTGGGGCGTGCTTGCAGCTACTGGCTGGGCCGGCATCGCGCTGTGGGCTGCATTCGTTCAGGGGCCGAAATGACCGTGTTTGAAACCGCAATCGCAGTCGTCATCGTCTTTGCAGTCTTGCTGGTATCTACCGCGCTCATGGACGATTTTGACGAATGAAACTCAGTATTGAAAACGGCAAGCTGTATCTCAACAATGTTCGATTCTCACTCGCAGAGGAACTCAATGGACGCGGCAATTTACCAACTGGCAGACATAAAGTCGAAGCGAGATACAGCCATCACCACGGCAAAGTTCTACCCCACATTGAGGGTTGCGGATGGATTGGCTCTACTACTGACAGCACAATCGTTTTGGGCGAGGTACGCGCTGGCGGTGGCCTCATTCCAGACGGCAATACTGTCCAGCGCCTTGTCGAACGAATCGAAATCGAGACGGATACCGGTGGGGCCGTACTGATGGAAATCAAATGATCCCCAACTGGCTATTCTGGATACCTGTCTTCTTGCTCCTTCTGGTGATGGGCGGGTTCAGCATTTCCGTGTGGGAGTTTATTTGGGAAGCTGTGAGGTGTAGTAATGGCTGATTTCAACATCGCCTTTGAAAAGACGCTGCTGGCCGAAGGTGGCTACAAACTAACAGATATTGCCAATGATCGCGGAGGTCAGACGTATGCAGGCATCGCACGCAAGGCGAACCCTAATTGGCTCGGCTGGAACGCTATCGATGCAGGCGGCACGCCGCCGTCAGAGCTTGTTCGTCAGTTCTACAAGCTCACCTACTGGGACTCGCTCCGCTGCGACTCCATCATCAACCAGTCCGTTGCAGAATCAATCTACGACTTCGGCGTCAATGCCGGGGTAAAGACTTCCGCAAAGCTGGCGCAGATCGTTGTCGGCGTTACGCCTGACGGTGTGGTCGGTCAGAAGACATTGATGGCGATCAACTCAATGCAAGCCGAGCAGTTTCGTCCTGCCTTTTCGCTGGCAAAAATTGCGCGTTATCGGGACATCGTTCAACGCGACAAGTCGCAGATCAAGTTCCTGATGGGCTGGCTTAACCGCACTTTGAAGGATGCAGCATGACCCCGATCATTGGCGATGTCATCGCAACAGTCGGCAAGCTGGCCGGCGACCTCATCACGACTGAGAAAGAAACCCGTCAGCTAGATATTGACGAGTACAAGGCCGAGACTGAGCGCCTAACGGCACAGACCGACATCAACAAAGAAGAGGCGAAATCATCCTCGCTGTGGGTGTCTGGTGCGCGCCCGTTCATCATGTGGGTGTGCGGTGTGGCCTTCGCTTACGCAACAGTGTTTGAGCCTGTCCTACGCTTCGCCAGCAAGGTCTGGTTCGGTTATGCCGGGGATTTCCCGGTGATCGATACCAACCTGACGATGCAAGTCCTGTTCGGCATCCTTGGCTTGGGCGTGATGCGCAGCTTCGACAAGAAAGTCGGGACAGCCAAATGAGCCTGCGCAACGTCGCCATCGCAATCGACCAGCTATTCAACACGCTGCTTGGCTCTGAGCCTGACGAAACGCTGTCCGCTCGTTGCTATCGGCTGCGGTTGGTTTCAATGCCGTGGCGTATCGCGCAGATCGTTATCGACGCAATCTTTTTCTGGCAAGACCAGCACTGCAAGGCTTCGTACTTCTCGGAGTACGAGCGCAAACAACTTCCCGGCGAGTATAGAAAATGAGCAACTGGATTGTAGAAAACCGACTGACCGGCGAAGTGGTTTATGCCTACGGTGCTGACACGGCAACCGAATGGCCTGAATATCCGTTCGCTGAGTTCAACCACATTGCTGAAAAACCTGCTGTCGTCGCGCCGGTTCAACGCACGATCACCAAGCTGGAATATCTACGCCGTTTTACTGGCGAAGAACACATCACAATCCGCGCTGCGTCCAAGGTAACGCCAGTGCTTGAGGACTATCTTGCGATGCTGGAACTGGCGCAGGACATCAATCTGGATGATGTGGATACCGTGGCAGCGGTGCAGATGCTTGAAGGCGCTGGATTGATTGCCGTTGGTCGCGCTGCCGAGGTGCTTGCCTAATGGCAACCGTTTATTCGCTGATCTGCTTTGGTGGGCGCACGGGTAAAACCGTGTCGCTCTCTGCGACAACGGATGTGGTGACCCTGACAGATCATGGTCTGCGCAATGGCACGAAGCTGTGGCCTAGCGGCACTTTGCCAAGCGAATTAAATACCTCGACGCCGGTTTATGCACGATCAACCGCATCCAATACATTTACGCTGCACACTTCATCGGCTGGCGCGATTGCTAACACAGGGCAAATCTTTTTCATTGGTTCTTCGACCTTCGCTGCTGTTGTTCTCAAGTCTGATCTGGTTGGTGATCCGGCAAACTCGCTTGCCGCTTATGGGCTATCTGATCTGTCGCGGTGGGGATCGTCTGGAAGCGAAAGAATTTATGACGGCATCGCCAGCTTTGTTTCAAGCCGTTCTGGCGCAAGCCCGTTTGACGAAGAGATCGCAGAGATTGGCGAAGCATTCACAGAGCTGCGCACAAGCGCACTCGCGGTAACGCTTCCCTCCGGTGCGCTAAAGATTCACACAAAGATTGGTGACATACGAACCCCGGCTTTTCATGCTGGGGCTGTCGGTGCTGGTTATATTTTTAGCCGCACGATGACCAATGGCGCTATCGGTTTAAACCTAACGCAGCTTGACACAGTATTAGACGGGTTCACTGTCGCAGCGCATTCGACTGGTCACATTAACGGCACAGGCGTGCAGCTTGGAGCTTACACCCGATGCCAGAAAATGATTGCGTCTGGCAATAGTTTGGCCGGTATAGGTTTTGCTGCAATTAACTCAGGCGCAAAGCTAGACACATGCTTATCGACTGGATGGGCTTCCGGTGGTACGGGTATTCAGATAGCGCGTAATTTGAGCGCACTGTTCATCGTCAATACAACGTCGGCAGGCAACGATAACGGGATAACGGTGTTGTCAGGTTACACCTCGGGTATTGCTGGTTACTTTTACGGCAACGTCATTGCTGGAAACACGACAACTAACTGGCCATCTGTGTCAGGTCAGACCGTCGCTAGTTATAACGCAGGCGCAAGCGGAATGTGGGTTACTGGCGGTAATCCAACAATCACCGTGGGCAGTGGGGACTTCATCAATCTGGCAGGGGGTGATTATCGACCCGCTTTGTCCTCATCACCTCAAGTCGATACGGGGGTTGTTCCGTTTGGGTTTTCTGATCTTGACTTGGCTGACGAAGAGCGCCCGAATTACAACAACGGTGGTGCTGAAGGGGTTGATGTCGGTTGTTTTGAGTTTGATAACGGTTATGGGCCGCATCCTACTTCGCTAACGCGGGGATTGGCTTTTACCGGGTTAGTGGCAGGTTCTGAGCTAAAGGTATTTGAAACCGGCACAACGACAACCGTATTTTCTGACACAAACACAGCAACTTCAGAAACATGGAGCGAAAATTCAACCGGATCAAAGACCGTTGATTACACCATCCTTAAAGACGGTTATGTACCCATTCGGGTTTCGGGGATTACGGTAACTGGCGCTGATACTGGTGGCGTTCTTGCTACGCCTGTTCAGCAGGTTATAAGCCGCTCATGGGCTACGCCATCGGGCTTGACGCTAGGGTCTAACGCAACGATCACCGTAGGCACTAAACGGGTAACGGTATCGGCAGCAACAACAGGGCAAAACTGGTTTAACTTCATGGTGCAGTGTTGGCGCACAGAATCATCTCTTGCGAATGTGCAGTTTCCATTCTCCGACAATGGCCCTAACTCTTTCCAGCTTGCCGATGGTTGGCAGTTCTCAAGTGGATTGAACTACATCACCCGCGATGGTATCCGGTATGTGAATAGTTCAGGCGTGGTTACGGATGTATGGGCGGCGGTTCTCTCTACGGGTGTTCCTTCTGGCATGACTGTCCGGTATGCGCAATCTGACGGTGGTACGGTACAGAGCGCTACAAATACCGGAAACATTGACCAACTCATCAAGATTTATGAAAACGGCTCTTATGATAGGACTGGTTTCCTTGTCCTGAAAGTTCAGGGCGACGGATACGATCAAGCCGAGTTTGATCTGGTTGGCACATTCGGCACGCTAGAGGATCAGCTTTACGTGGCTGGTCTAGTTCCATTGGCTAACGGTATCGCATCTGGAACGGTGACAGGTATCACGATTACCGATCATGGCGCTAGTCCAGTGACGTGGAATAGCAAACAGTTTTCCATCACGATTACTGATACTGGCTCGCATACCGGTGAGCAAATAGTCCAGTATGTTCGCGGCCTCAATTCATTCAACTACCACGATCTAGTTCAAACGAACGGCACAGAGTACAAGACTGTTCGCGGAAAACTGTATGGTGACTCAGGCGCATCATTAAAGGGTGTTCGCGTAGTTCAGTCAGATGGCACAACGTCGCACGCTGATTTCAATCTACATACGGCTGACGATGGCACGACCTACATTCCACCGCTTCCTCCCGCTGCTGCGGAAGCAACGATTCTTGCTGATAGTCGCGTTCAACTGTTCAACGTAACGACTGATACAGAGATTGATAACGTCTTTGTCACTGGTACGGGTTACAGCTATGTGATTACGTCTGAAGCCTCCGATGGCGATGTTCTCCGCTTGAGAGTCTGCAAGCTCGGCAAAGAAGCCGGTGAAGCGTTTGCGGTGTGGGGTGCTTCAGGTGCGACGTTCCTGATAAGCCAGCCGGATAGCGCTGAATATACAACATGGGGAATTGACGGCTCTACCGTTACAGAGTTCTCCGGTGATGTAACCGGGCATATCTACATTGACGCCAATGACCTTGACGGCGCAACCACTAAGACCCGTTTAGGTGCGTGGTATTCATGGGTGCTAACAACTGAAATAGGTATTCGGCACTTCTTCGGTGCTATTACTTACGTTTCATCTGCGGCGATTCGGATCAATACCGACATTGCTGACATTCTGATTGAAAACACAAACGCCACAACTGCACTGCGTTTTACTGATCTCTCTGTTCGCCTGTATAGGTCAGATGGTTCAAGCGTGATTGCTCCGACTTCATACAGTATCCACAACGATTATTCCGGTGTTCCTGATGTAGTTGAAACGGGCGTATCGGGGTTGACTGGTTCCGAATCTGCTCAGTTGATGGGATTGCCTGATATTGGTGATTTCATGGCGACAACAATTCCCGTTGATATTCAGAAAGTGAATGGACAGACAATCAACGGAACAGGCTCTGAATCTGATCCTTGGGGGCCATAAGTGGCAAGCGCATGGGCTAGTTCATGGGGTTCTTCATGGGGTTCTTCATGGGGTTCGGTTGGCTCTGTCGTTTATCCCGTTATCGGAAGGCCGGTATCTGATTTGTCTAATGATGGCTGGAGTCCTTCCACTGGTTCTGATCTGTTCGCCATGCTAGACGAAGAAACTCCTTCTGATTCGGATTACATCGTTACCTCTTCGCTCGGCTCTACTTGTAAGCTGAATCTAAACGCTACGCAATATCCAGGCTCGGCTTCTCAGCAGTTAAGTCTCAGGGCTTCAAGCTCTACTGGTAACGGTCTAAGCGTAACGATTAAAGACGGTGCAACGGTGATTGCTACTCGCTCTCTTACCTTAACGCCTAGCTACGACTTACACACAATCACCTTAACTTCTGGCGAGATTGCATTGATCTCTACCGGCTCTCTAACTGTTGAAATGACAAGTATCTAATGGCTGACAATACAACCCTTCCCGGCGCTGGCGACGTAATCGCCGCTGATGAAATTGCGGGTGTCAAATACCAGCGCGTCAAAATTGCTTTTGGTGATGATGGATATGCCGAAGATGCTTCAGATGCTAATCCTTTTCCTGTTACGGGAACTGTAACGGTCAGCAATCCAACGGCACAAGGACTTACGGATGCTCAACTGCGTGCTTCAGCGGTGCCGGTGTCTGGTGCTTTCTATCCTGCAACGCAACCTGTTAGTGCTTCTGCATTGCCACTTCCAGCAGGCGCAGCAACCGAAACAACGATTGCCGCATTGCAAACGCTCTTAACGTCGCTAGTTGGTACGATCTACGCCCACAATGCGCCGTTTTCGGATGGCGCTGCTGGTCAGCTAATCTTAGGAAAACGTCGTGATGCTGACTCGACAACCGTGGCCGATGGCGATTTCAATACATTCAACATGGACGAGGAAGGCCGGCTAAAAGTCGCCAGCAAGCCCGCCAGCTACGCGGCAACAACCGGCAACGTCACTAGCGCAACCAGCACCGTATTTATTAATACTGGGCGTTTCAGTAACTTGATGATTCACTGTACCGGCACATTCAGCACGGTGAATGTCACGTTTGAAGGTTCGCTCAACAGCACAAACGGCACTGACGGCAACTGGTTCGGCGTGCAGGCCATTCGTTCAAATGCAAACACGATTGAAACGACAACCGGAAACTTGTCAGCCGCACCTGCTTATGCGTGGGAACTTTCGGTCAATGCGCTCAAGTATTTCCGCGTTAGAGCAACCGCATGGACATCCGGCACGCAAGTATGGACGATGATCCCAGGCACCTACGCCACCGAGCCAATTCCCGGCGCCCAGATCAGCGGCACGCAACCTGTCTCTGGTACGGTCACAGCAACGGTAACGGCGGGTACGATTAACCCTGTTGTCCCTGCTACACCGTACTTTCTAAACGCCGCTGCAACCACAAACGGCGGGTTAGTCCTTACCGGCACAAGCAACCTTTCCTCGTTCTACGCAACGAATGAAGGCGCAAGCGTTGCCTATGTGAAGCTGTACAACAAAGCCACTGCACCTACTGTTGGAACGGATATTCCTGAAATGATTATTCCGGTGCCGGCTGCCGTTGGTGGTGTTCCCGGCGTAGCCAATCCGAATATTGGTTTTCACGGTTTACGGTTTGCTCTTGGTATGGGTATCGCCGTCACGCGAAATGCGGTTTATACCGATACAACTGCCATTGGTTCGGGCGAGGTAAAAGTGAAACTGAGTAGGACAGTCTAAATGCTGCTGCTATTAGTCAACGGTTCTGTTGATAGTTCAGTCGACGTAAAAGTCAGTTGGCTTGAGTTTAATTCGTCTAATGATGTTCCGACACTGGCTTCGCTCGGTGGTCATCCGATTAAACAGAAGAAAAAGATTCTTCATGTTCAAGACGAAGAGATACAAGAGCCTATCCCAGAATCCTACGTTTCCCGTATTCGCAATGAATTCTTGTCTGAGGCTCTGGCTGATGACTTGATAAACCGCGCTAGAAAGCGCAAATCACGGGCTGAAGAAGAAGCCCTATTACTGATGATCTAAAGGAAAACAGCAAATGGAAGAAGACCTGATTGAATCGGAAGCGGTCGCCGAAGTTGAAACCTCTGAACCAGTAGAGATTGAAAGTAATGAACCTGAATCCATGCTTGAGGCGATTCAGGAAGGTTTGAAAACGGACGAACCGGAAGAACCGAAAGAAGAAGTAGCAGAAGAACCGAAAGAAGAACCCAAGGAAGAAGCCAAGCCGGAGAATGAAGACGAACCTCCAGAAGGTATTTCCAAGAAAGCCCAAGAGCGTTTCCGCAACCTGACCTCTCGTTTAAAGGAGAAGGATCAGGAAGTAGAGCGTTTATCGCAAGACTTGGGCGGTATTCGCAAGATGATGCAGGATACTGGCGGCAAACCGGAAGATTTTGCCAAGACGTTTGAATACATCCGGGCGTTGAATCATGGCGATTTGGATCATGCTCGGTCGATTCTTGAGGATCAGATTCGCCAACTGTCCATTGCTACCGGGAAACCATTTCAGCAAGTTGATCCGCTCTCGCAATTCCCTGATTTACGTGAGAGGGTGAATGCGTATCAGATGGACGAACAAACAGCGATGGAAATGGCACGCTATCGCGCATCACAGCAATCTCAACAACGAGTAGCGCAAGAGTACCAACAGCGTCAGCAAAGCGAACAGCAGAGTCAATACGTGCGTCAGAACGCCATTGCTGAAATTGATCGCATGGGCAATGAATGGGCGAAGAATGATCCTGATTACGCCATGAAAGAAGGTTTAATCACGGCTCAAGCCAAGCTGATTTCTGAACAATTCCCTCCGCAGCAATGGCCGGCTCAAGTCAAACTGATGTATCAGACGATCTCATCCATGCCAATGCCTAAACCTGTGACTAATTCACCGGCTCCGTTACGGGCTTCAGGACAATCAGCAGGCGCTAGACAGCCTACCTCGATGCTAGAAGCACTGCAAAACGGATTGGGCTACTAACCCTAGCCAAGTAAATAAAGCCTCCTTCGGGAGGTTTTTTGCATTTATCACGTTCAAAACTCATGGGTATAAAGCAGTCAGATGTATGCGGTTTCATCTCCGCGACTGTTTTGTTATGGCTGAAATTACCCGTCGCCAGCGGGAAAAGTAGTTTTTTCCTTAATTCCAGGAGTCTTGAAAATGGCATTTAGTGCTCAAGAGCTACAGGACGCTGGCAAAATCGCGCTTGATTTTTACCTCAAGAAAGCGCCGATTGACCAGGTAGCCGTAGAACGTCCGTTGATGAAAGCCCTTATGGGCAAGAAGAAGTCATTCCCCGGTGGTAAGCAATACATCGTTGAACAACTTCGTTACCGTTATCAGTCTAACTTCCAGTGGTTCAATGGTGCTTCTGTTGTTTCGTACAACAAGCGCGTAACCGTTGAACAAGCTCAATACCCGTGGCGTTCTGCTCACGATGGCTTCTCGCTTGATGAAGACCGTCTTGCACAGAATGGCATCGTTATTGACGATAACAGCAAGGGCGGCAATGCTTCCCAAGCTGAACAAGTCCAACTGACTAACCTGCTGACCGAATCCACCGAAACCCTCCGCTTGGGCTTCGAGGAAAAGTTCAGCATGTATCTGCACCTCGACGGCTCTAGCTCTACCGACGCCATCGCTGGTCTGGATAACATCGTTTCTACCACTCCGACTTCCGGCACTGTTGGCGGTATTGATCGTTCTGTCTCCGGTAATATTTACTGGCGTAATAACGTATCTACCGGCCTTACCGCTGTCACGACTCAAGCAACCGCTATTACTTTCCTTGCTGCTATGGAAACCCAGTGGCGTGCTTGTATCAAGAACGGTGGCCGTCCTGACCTGATCTTCGCAGGTGCTACGTTCATCGACAATTACATTGCCGCCATGAACTACACCGGCCAGCAGATTCAATACGCTGGTGGCGAAGTCCGTAAGCTCGATGGTGGTATCGGTGGCATCTACTTCAAGGGCATTGAAATTCAATGGTGTCCTGAGTTTGATGACAACTTCGGTGGTTTTGTCTCTCCGGCGATTCACTGGACGAAGCGTTGCTACTTTATCAACTCTAAGCATCTGACCCTGCGTCCGATGGATGGTCAAGATATGGTTACGCGCAAGCCTCCACGTGTGTACGATAAATATGTGTATTACTGGGCCTTGACGTGGCGTGGTTCTTTGACCACAAACCGCGCAAACGCTCACAGTGTACTTAGTTTGACTTAATAGGAGATACCGACATGAAATCAGTTGATCTCGGCACTCTCACCTCGGCAACCGCTGGTACTTCTGCCTACCCTGAAAACTCTAACGCAGAGTTTCAGCGTGGCGGTAATGTCCTCGCCATCATTCAGCCGACTAACGGCGCGTTTGTTGGTACGGCAAAGATTCAGGGTACTAACGACCTTGATTCCGTTGCTGACGGTTCAGCCACTTGGACTGACCTGCTGACGTTTGTTGCTCCGGCTTCAAACTCTGGCAGCAAGCAAGCAGTAGTTGTGGCATATCGCCGCATGCGCGTTAATTGCACCGTTTTCACTAGCGGTTCAGTTAATGGTTCGCTCATTGGCTAAATGAGCATCTGAAGCCTCTCCGGTCACAAGCTGGAGGGGCTTTATTACCTTTAAGGAGTGTAAATGTTAGCAAAACACGTAAATGTTCTAGTGCGCCGCGATATGGCTGAAATCATTGGAACTACTTGTTTCGAACATGAAGTCGAAATCCTCCGCGACATTCATGGTCATTCAAATGTTGAAGAAGTTGCAGGCGAATTTGAGCCTGTTGAAATTGATGAAAACGAAGAATTTGATCGTTTGGCCTTGGTTTATGGCCGAAACGATGAAGGCCAAATGTACGTAGAACGTGTGATTGGTCGTGGCCCGAAGCAACTTGCTGAACTTGGCGTCAAAGTTAAGCGCAGCCGCAAAGCTGAAGAAGTAGAGGCTTAATATGTATAAAACCTTGGGCGAGTTACGCAGTGATCTATCCCGGCGCTTGGGTTTCGGCGCTCAAGGTTCCTCCGGTATCAATTCCTCGCTTCTGGATACCTTTCTCCAGAATGCACAGGATCAGTTATTCGCTGCTTTCGAGTGGCGACAACTCATTAAGTACGATGAAAAGATTACGGGCGTAGGTCAGACTCAATACGATTGGGCAACTGACTGCGAACCAACTCACTTACGTGATATTGCCATTTATGACGGTTCCCGGTGGGTTCCCATGAATGAAGGCATTACGTGGGATATGCGCTCACAGGATACGACCACTATTCCTAGTCGTTATGAGCGTTACGCACAGATGGAAGTTTGGCCGGTTCCAGATCAGGCTTACACCATTCGTCGGTATTACGTCGCCACTCCATCAAGATTCACGCAGGACAACGATAGAGCCTCCATTGATGATGGTTTGGTTTTCCTTCACGCAGTAACGAATGCCAAGCTCCATTACAAGCAGAACGATGGTCAAGCCTACGCTAATCAGTTGAATGCCATGCTAGACAAGCTCAAGGGCAAGAACCGCGGTCAAGCTGTTGTCTCAAGACGTGGCGCACAGGAAACACCTCCAAGACCTAGAACGGAATAGTTATGGCTGGATTAGGCGCGGTATTCGCTCAAGACCCTAACGCTAAAACTCGGCTCAGTAAGTCACTGACGGGCTATCAGATGCTTGGTGATAAGACGGATTATGGCGCGGTTAAGCAAGGTATTGAAACCGGACAGCAGATGATTGCTGAACCGATTAAAGCCGCTTACAACAACGCTAAAGCCGGTTTAAGTGATCCGAAAGTCTTAGCTCAATATATCCGCAAAGGTATCAATGTAGATGCGCTTACCAAGGCATCAGATTGGCGCATGGCTGGCATTGATGCAATGACTGGCTCTAGTGATATGCCTAAAGACGTTCAACGTGCTGGCGTGGAAGCAGGTATGAACATAGCGATGAACGCTCCAGCTATGACGGTATGGCATGGCTCACCGCACAAGTTCAGCAAGTTTGATATGTCGAAGATTGGCACAGGTGAAGGCGCACAGGCTTACGGGCATGGGCTTTATTTTGCTGAAAATGCAAAGATTGCCGGTGGTTACAGGGATAAGTTGGCAAAAAATGAAGTGTTGCTAGATGGCAATAAAGTTAAACACGATTTCAATGCAACCGACCCGCAATCGCTTGGATTGAATGCCTTAACCTCAGAACCAAGCGCAGAAGGCGCAGCAAAAGCATTGCGTGATGCAGTTGCAGACCCAAACCTATGGGGAAAAGGAACGGCTTACGAGTCAGAGCTTGCGTCACAGTATGCAGCCGCAGCAGATTGGCTTGATAAAAACGCCAGCCGATTGAAGATTGATTCAGGCGCACTCTACAAATCCGACATCCCCGACGAAGCAGTAGCCCGTTTCCTAGATTGGGATAAGCCGCTAAGTCAGCAAGCACCGGAAGTGCAAGCGGTTCTTAATCCAGTAATTGACAAGCATTTCAAAATGGATGGCGAATGGTGGGGTGATCCTATTGAAACAGGCCGCGATTTATATAACCGGCTTGGGTTTAGACAAGATATTGCAGGGGCTGGAACGCAAGGCGCAGCAGATTGGCTCAAGGGAAAAGGAGTTCCCGGTATCCGCTACCTAGACGGTGGCTCACGTGGCACAGGCGCAGGCACATCCAACTTCGTACTATTTGACGATCAACTCCCGCGCATCCTAGAAGTGAATGGACAGGCTACCGGATTGCAACCGTGGGCTAAAGGTGAATGGGGCAATGCTGCGGTCAACTCCCAAAAAGGCTCAATTATTGATGACCTAGTTATGCGTAGAGACATGACGCAAGCCGATTACGATGCGCTATCTTTCGATCAGAAACAGCTACTAGCACAACGTAGAGCAGCATTACCGACTGAGCAAGGTGGTCTAGGGTTGCCGGTGGATAACACCTATCAGCAACGGGCTAATCAACCTTCTATGTTCCCTGATGACGCTTATCACGGCACTGGGGCAGATATAAGAGAGTTTGCAACTGGCAATAACTCAACGCATACGGCTGGCTCCGCTCCTTCGACAATGCATTGGGTTGGGGGTGGTCCGTCAATAGCCAACGGATACGCTCTTTCTGCTTACTACTCAGGAAATCCAAACGTAATGCCTCTGAAGATAAACAAAGGAAAAGAGTTTTCTAGAGACATGAAAGGCAAAGGCCCAATGTCGTTGCCTGGGTATTCGACTGACGCATATGCCGGCAAGAAACTAAAAACCAATGACTCTGTAACGCTTCAGAACTTCAAAGATGCTGCCGTTCCAGGTTACGGTGGTGGATTTGGCGACCATATAGCCATCAAAGACGCATCAAACATACGCTCACGCTTCGCAGCATTCGACCCATTCCGCAGAAACGATGCTGACCTACTAGGCAACATTAACCCTACGCTACTAAGCGCAATGGGTGTAGGTGCTACAGGCGCAGCGGTTGGCGCTACTCAATTACCAGATGAATACAAGAGCGCAATAGCTAATGCGTTCTCAGGGAGATAATCATCGCAGCTATCACTTTCTCAGATTACTCCAGCGGCCTTGACCTTCGCAAAGGCGCATCCGTATCAGATGCAAACCGCCTTCGCGTCCTAGATAACTGCTACGTAACTACGGGCAAGACGATCCGCAAGCGTCCTGGGCTTACGCTAGTCACTACGCTGGAAGCTGGCACGCAAGGACTACGCGCAGCCGGTGGCAAGCTAAACACGTTCTATGGGGTAGGT